TAGCCGCTACGACAGAAACCCTAATGCACGATTTAACATCCTCTGGAGCAATGTTCAGACTATTCAGCCAGCTATCTTTGCAAGACTGCCTAGACCTGATGTTAGCCGTAGGTTTAGGGACAATGACCCAATAGGTCGTGTTGCCTCAATGATGCTTGAAAGAGCATTAGAATTTGAAATTGAGCATTATGGCGACTACAAATCAGCAATGAATAACTCAGTCCTTGACCGCTTATTGGGTGGTCGTGGAGTAAGCTGGGTTCGTTATGAGCCACATATTGTAGGCGAAGCAGATGAGTCTGCTGATGTGCCTGAAGATGGCTTAGAAGTTACTGAAGATAGTGACGAAGCTGAAACAATGGAAGGGGTTGAGAATGAGAACCCAGAGCGCATTGAATACGAGTGCTGCCCTGTTGATTATGTTCATTGGCGTGAGTTCGGTCATTCACCGGGTGCGAGAACTTGGGAAGAGGTTACCTGTGTATGGCGTAAGGTCTATATGTCACGCCCTGCACTCGTTGAGCGTTTTGGCGAGGAAATGGGCTACAAGATTCCGTTAGACACCAAGCCACAAGATGACAAGAACTCCTATAAGCCTGATGAAGGCAATTATGAAGCCTGCATCTATGAGATTTGGGATAAAGAAACTGGCGATGTTATTTGGCTATCCAAGTCATTAGGGCAAATCTGTGATGAAGTACCTGACCCATTGGGATTAGAGTGCTTCTTCCCATGTCCTAAGCCTTTGTATGCAACTTTAACTACAGACAGCTTAGAGCCAATCCCTGACTTTGTAATCTACCAAGACCAAGCTAGAGAGCTGGACACTTTATGTGACCGTATTGATGGCTTAATTAACGCATTGAAGGTGCGTGGCGTTTACGATGCTTCCGCAACCGAGTTGCAACGCCTATTCTCTGAAGGCGAAAACAACACAATGATTCCAGTTCATAACTGGATGGCATTTGCTGAAAAACAAGGCATGAAGGGCGCTATTGATTTAGTAGATTTAGCCCCATTCGCCTCTGCGCTTATGTCTTGCTACTCCGCAATGGAGCAAGTTAAAGGTCAAATCTACGAATTAATGGGTATTGCTGACATTCAGCGTGGTCAAACTGACCCTAATGAAACCCTTGGCGCTCAAATTATCAAATCAAACAATGCTGCTGGTCGCCTAAAGACTATGCAACACGCAGTAGTGGACTTTGCTACCTCATTATTAAGTATAAAAGCGCAAATTATCTGCAATCATTTCACAGATGACACGCTAATTAAGATTTCTGGTGCAATGCAACTGTCTGAGCAAGACAAACAGTACATTCCACAAGCAATTGAACTATTAAGAAACGAAGCAGCTAAGAATTTCCGCATTGAGATGAACAACAAGAAAAAGCCGATAGAACTGCATTTTTGGCGGCTGTTGGTCAATTTGTGTCAATGGCGCTTCCTGCTGCTACTCAAGCCCCTGAATTAACTCCAATGTTGATGGAAATGTTGAAATTTGGCGTAACTGCGTTCAAAGCCGGTAAACAATTAGAGGGAATTATTGACCAAACTGCTGATGATATGAAGAAACAATACGATTCGACTAAAGGTCAGCCAAAACCACCTCCTGTTGAAATCCAAAAAGCGCAAATGGACAGCCAAGCTAAGATGCAACAAATTCAAATGCAAGCCCAGCTTGAACAAGCTAAGTTACAAGGCCAAATGGAATTGGAAAAAGCTAAACAAGAGTACCAAGCGCAAGAAAATCAGCTTAAATTCCAACTTGAAAGCCAACGCAATGCCGCTGACCTTGAGATGCAAGCTAGAGTAGCCCAAATGAAAATGATGACTGAGCGTAATACGCAAGTATTGTTAGCCCACATCAATAATGGCGCTAAGATTGAAACTGCTCGTATCTCTGCTGGTGTAGATGATGGCGAAATGGCTTATATGAGCGAAGAAACAATGGCTCATGCTATGGAACATCCAATGCAACCGATTGCCAATGCTATTGGTCAAGGAAACGCCCAAATGGCACAAGCAATTAGTGCTTTAGTTGATACAATCAATGCTCAACATAACCGCCCTAAGACAGTAGTTCGAGGCGCTGACGGCAAAATCATCGGAGTCCAGTAATGGCTATAACAGTCAAGCATACTAAGGTTTCAACGATACCTGACGGAGATGACACATCCCTAATACGCCCAAGTGATTGGAACGCTGACCATCAATTAGTTGGAACTGTGCCTCCTGCAAATGGCGGAACAGGCGCAACAACTCTGACAGGTTATGTAAAAGGCAATGGCACTAGCACAATGACTGCTAGTTCTACCATTCCTAATACGGATGTAATAGGCTTGGGTACGATGTCAACCCAAAATGCCAATGCTATTGCGGTTACTGGTGGCACGATGTCAGGCGTAAACATTAGTGATTATGTTGCGACTGCAACAAAAGGTGTAGCCAATGGCGTAGCTAGTCTTGATGGTAGCGGAACAGTACCTATTAGCCAATTACCTTCTGCTGTTATTGGCGCATTAAGCTATCAAGGCACATGGAACGCTAGTACAAATACACCTACTCTCACCTCTAGCGTGGGTACTAAGGGTTATTACTATGTAGTTAATATAGCCGGTAGCACTAACCTTAATGGAATTACCGATTGGCAAGTAGGTGATTGGGCGGTATATAACGGCTCGGCATGGCAAAAAATTGACAATACCGATGCCGTAACTAGCGTAAACGGCTATACAGGCACAGTCGTATTAACTCAAACAGATATTAGCGGAACAGTCCCAACTAGCCGCACAATTACTGCTGGAACTGGTCTTACAGGTGGTGGTGATTTATCTGCTAACCGTACTTTAGCTATTGCAACAACTGGCGTATCTGCCGCAACTTATGGTTCTGCAAGCGTAGTGCCTGTAATTGCCGTAAATACACAAGGTCAGATTACTAGCGCAACAAATACCTCGATTGCTATTGCTAATACTCAAGTTAGCGGTCTTGGCACAATGTCCACGCAAAACGCTAATAGCGTAGCGGTTACTGGTGGAACAATCAATGGTACAAGCATTGGCGCAACAACACCATCAACAGGCGCATTTAGCTATGTTTCTACAAATAGCGTAACAAATACAACGCCTTCATTGTCATTTAATGGCTCAAATACCAATTTAGCATCAGGCGCAATTGTTTCAGGCTCTTATTTACAGAACATATTGCAAAACAAATCAGGCACGGCTAGTGCTTCTACAAACTATGTTTTAAGTAATGATTTAGGCACAGATTCAACCTACTATGGTGAATTTGGCATGAACTCATCAGTATTTAGTAGTGGTACGCCTGCTGATTTTTTTAGTATCAACAATGGCGTATATTTTTCAGCACATGATGGTGATGTCAGCATTGGTTCAGGCAATGGTTATAAAACTTATTTTGCTTGGGGAACAACTGGCAATCATGCCCATGTAATCAATGCTTCAGGTGCTATTGGTCTTGATACCAGCATTACGGGAGCTACAAACTTTGGTACGGCTGGTCAAGTATTAACTTCAGGTGGTAGCGGAGCAACCCCAACATGGACAACTCCTACAACTGGAACAGTCACAAGCGTTGGCGCAACTAGCCCAGTAGTTTCAAGCGGTGGTAATACTCCAACAATCAGTATGCCAGCAGCAACAACTAGCGTAAATGGCTATTTGACATCAACTGATTGGACAACATTTAATAACAAACAAGCTGCATTAGTTAGCGGCACAAACATTAAAACAGTCAATGGAACATCCCTTTTAGGCTCTGGCGATGTGCCTGTAGGTGTTTTGACTGTAACCGGTACTGCTCCTGTTGTATCTTCAGGCGGTGCAAATCCAGCTATTTCAATGGCTGCTGCAAATACAACAACAAACGGCTATTTAACATCAACCGACTGGAACACTTTTAACAATAAATCCAATACAAATGGAACTGTTACAAGCGTTGCTGCGCTGACTTTAGGAACAACTGGTACTGACCTATCATCTACTGTAGCTAATGGCACTACAACTCCTGTAATCACGCTACAAGTGCCAACTGCTAGTGCTACTAATCGTGGTGCGTTAAGCTCTACTGATTGGTCAACTTTTAACAACAAAGCGCCAGGCGTTACATTTACTACAAGCTATGTACCTTATGGTCAAGGAACAACGACCTTAAACCAGTCGTCTAGTTTTACTTTTGCAAGTAGCACTTTAACTGCTCCAATAGTAAGCGCAAGCAATGGCTTTCATGTAAACTCTAATACTGTTTCTGCAAGCTATTCCATACCTAGCGGTTCTTCAGCAAGTTCTGTAGGACCAATAACAGTAGCAACTGGTCAAACCGTCACTATTCCTAGTGGCTCAAGATGGGTGGTTTTATGACAACAACAATTAATGCCTCAACAAGTGGTGCTGGTGGTTTAATTACAAGTGCTGATAGTAGCGGTTCTTTAGGATTACAAACCGCAGGAACAACCGCTTTACTTATTAATACTTCTCAGCAAATAACAACTCCAAGTCAACCAGCATTTATTGCTCAAATTAATGGAAATGTAGATGCAACTTATAATTCA